CCAGAGCAAGCACGTATGGTCTTACCACAGTCCACCATGACTGAGTGGTATTGGTCAGGGTCACTAGATGCCTTTGCTGATATGTGTAACCTGCGTTGTGCTTCTGATACACAGGCAGAGACAAGGGAAGTTGCTACACAGATCAGTGACAGAATGCGTAAGCTATTCCCTGTATCGTGGGCAGCATTGACAGATGGCTTGACAGAGTATAAGTTTGGGTAAATGAGGAAAAACAAGACAAGTTATTCCTCAAGAAAAGGAGAAGGGTGATGTGTGATTTTAAGATCGGAAATACGTACAAAATTAAAGAACGTCTGTACGACAATTCGCAGCGTAATGATGATTCTGTGCCAGTCTTAGGTGAATTTAGGATTTTGCAAATCATTGAAGAGGGCGCATATTGGGGGCACTGGATCGCTGAAAAAGACGGTCAAGTTTGTCTGCTTCGTGCGATTGAGGTTTGCGGATATGGGGGTGGCATCAAATATCAAGTTGACCCCATTGATACTGATGCCCTGTGCAGATCGGATCAGAAACCAGAGGAGAAGAATGGTGAATAAAGATGCAGGTATCATTGGTGTCGAAAAAGTAAAGGAGCATGAAGATGGTAGTGCAACATTCACGTTTCACTTTGATGCACATGCACATGGGCTTCTGGCAGAGGAAGGTTTGAAGCTGGTGCTTTACTGTGCAGCAGCCAAGCTAGACATGGGTGTAGTGTATGACTTCATAGAGGATCACATCAAGTACAACAAAGATGAGGAGCAAGATGAGTAAACAAGTTCTGATAGATGGGGATACCTTTGCTTATCGTGCAGCATTCTCCTGTGAAGACAGTGACATAGAGGATGCAATTGATAAGGTGGATGAACTCTTAGAGGACTCTCTTAACAAGGTCATGTGGGAAGTAAGTGAAGAGGACTTCCAAGTATTCCTTACAGGTAAGGGTAACTTCAGATACGACATAGCCACCACTCATGAGTACAAGGGTAACAGGAAAGACGCAGAGAAACCTAAGCATCTCCAAAGTGTACGTCAACACATGATAGAGGAGTGGGGTGCTATCGTGTCAGACGGTGAAGAAGCTGATGATCTAATAGGAATCTGGTCTACTCAATACGGACCTGACTGTATCATTATCTCAGTTGACAAGGACATGATGCAGCTACCTTGCAGACACTTCAACCCTAACCGCAAGTCTTTCTCTAAGGTGTCAGAGGTAGAGGGTAACAGGTTCTTCTATTCCCAGATACTCACAGGTGACAGGGCTGACAACATCGTAGGTCTGTACGGCATAGGTCCAAAGAAAGCTGAGAAGATACTTGAGGACTACGAAGAGGAAGCTGATATGTATGAGGCTTGTCTGCGTAGTTACGGTGGAGAAGAAGACAGAGTAATAGAAAACGGTAAGCTTCTCTGGCTGCGTAGGTTCGAGGGTCAGATATGGGAACCACCCAAATGCGATTCAGATCAGGGCTAGAGGAACGCACAGCCAAGTACCTAAAGAAACTCAAGGTAAAGTTCACATACGAGAAAATAAAAATCAGATGGCAAGACCTGAGATACAGAACCTACACACCTGACTTTGTACTGGCTAACGGAATCATAATAGAAACTAAAGGAAGATTCATCACATCTGACAGGCAGAAACACTTGATGATAAAAGAACAACACCCTGACTTGGACATTAGATTTGTTTTCTCTAATCCTAACTCTAAGCTTTACAAAGGATCAAAGACAACATATGCTGACTGGTGTGATAAGCATGGTTTCAAATGGGCTAAAGAAGAGATACCTCTTGAGTGGATAAAAGAAAGGAAAGGTACTTGACAATGCTAGACGAAGAGAGTAAAATACTTGCTCTTGCTGAGAACTATGATCTACAGTTTCTTCTAGAAGAGAACGACATAAGGAATACTTTTGTCATCAAGTACCTAGTAGAAGAAGGGTTGATAGACTTAGAAGATTACTTTAATCTAGACGCAGAAATAGAAGAGTGGAGAAGACTGGAAGAATGATAAACGAGACAGACATAGAAGCCTTTGAGTTCTACAATAGTCATGAGATGACACTTAATGAATACCAAAGGAAGGCTAGGGGTACGGCTATCTACCCCGCTAGCTGTGCTATACTGTACCCTACCTTAGGTATGGTAGGTGAGGCAGGTGAGGTGGCTAACAAAGTAAAGAAGATACTAAGAGACAATAAGTTTGATCGTGATGACATAGCTAAGGAACTAGGTGATGTCTTGTGGTATCTAGCTGTCTTAGCTAAAGACTTAGGTTTTAATCTGTCAGACATAGCATATGATAACTTAAAGAAACTAGAAGACAGACAGAAACGAGGCACACTAGGGGGTTCAGGGGATAAAAGATGAACAACTATTTACCAACAGATTACCAAGAGTTCATACACAAATCAAGGTACGCAAAGTACTTCGATGGTAAGGGACGTGAGTCATGGGAAGACACAGTAGAACGATACATGGAGAACATTGTCTACCCTAAGTTAGGCGAGGACACATACACAAAGTCAATACGAGATGCTATCCTAAGCCTAGAGGTCATGCCATCTATGCGGTCAATGATGACAGCAGGTCCAGCCTCTAAGAGGGACAACACCTGTATGTATAACTGTAGCTACTTACCCGTAGATGACCCTAAGTCCTTCGATGAGGCTATGTTCATCTTGCTTTGTGGTACTGGTGTTGGCTTCAGTGTCGAGAGGCAGTACGTCAGTAAGCTCCCTGAAATCCCTACTCTCTTCCAAAGCGATACCACTATCGTTGTGAAGGACAGCAAGGAGGGATGGGCTAAGGCGTTCAGACAATTGTTGGCTCTCCTCTGGGCTGGTGAAATCCCTCAGTGGGATATATCTAAAGTCAGACCTGCTGGTGCTAGACTAAAGACATTCGGGGGTAGAGCCAGTGGCCCTGCACCTCTCGTTGATCTCTTCAACTTTACTATCAAGACATTTAAGGATGCTCAAGGACGCAAGCTGTCTAGCATTGAGTGTCATGACATCATGTGTAAGGTAGGTGAGATCGTAGTTGTAGGTGGTGTCAGACGGTCAGCTATGATCTCTCTGTCTAACCTATCAGATGACCGTATGCGTCACGCTAAGTCAGGTGCTTGGTGGGAGAACAATCCGCAGAGAGCCTTGGCTAACAATAGTGTGAGCTACACAGACAAACCAGATGCTGTCTCATTCATGAGAGAATGGATGGCCTTAGTAGAATCAGGAAGTGGAGAACGAGGAGTATTCAATCGTGAAGCATCTAAGAAACAAGCTGAGAAGTATGGTAGACGTGATCCTGACTATGACTTCGGAACTAATCCTTGCTCAGAGATTATCCTACGCCCATATCAGTTCTGTAATCTCACTGAAGTTGTGGTCAGGGCTACGGACACTATCGACGATCTTGAGCGAAAGGTACGTATTGCAACAGTTCTGGGAACAATTCAATCTGTCTACACCCACTTCCCATATCTGCGAAAGGTGTGGCAGCGAAACACAGAAGAAGAACGTCTGCTTGGTGTGTCACTCACAGGGATAATGGATAACCCACTACTAACGAGTAAGAATCATGGTCTACCAAAAACTCTTGCGCACCTTAGACAGGTTGCAGTTGATACTAATACTGACGTCAGCAATAAGCTTGGTGTTAATCCTAGCGTTGCTATTACGTGTGTCAAACCATCAGGAACAGTCTCGCAACTCGTTGACAGTGCCTCAGGAATACATGCAAGGTATTCGAATTATTACATTAGAACCGTTAGAGCCGATAACAAAGACCCCCTTACCGCCTTCATGAAGGACATGGGTATACCTAACGAACCAGATGTAATGAAGCCAACTAACACTACTGTCTTCTCGTTCCCTATCAAGTCACCAGATGGTGCAGTTGTTACCTCTGACCTGACAGCAATAGAACAACTAGAGACTTGGCTCACCTATCAGAGACACTGGTGTGAACACAAACCATCTGTCACTATCAATGTCAGACCTGATGAGTGGTTCGAGGTAGGAGCCTTCGTGCACAAACACTTCGATGAGATGTCAGGTGTGTCATTTTTGCCATACAATGAGCATACTTATCAGCAAGCACCTTATCAAGAGATTGGCAAGAGTGACTATAATATGCTATTATCTGTCATGCCAGACAAGATTGATTGGAGTAAGCTGTCTGAGTATGAGAAGGAAGACAACACTGTAGCTATGCAAACGATGGCTTGCTCTGGTGATGTGTGTGAAATCGTAGACTTAACATAAAGGAAAGTATCATGTGTCTAATAGAAATGTTTGTTGTAACTTTGGTATCACTTGGTGTACTAGAGGATGTAGTCGTACCTGTTGCTGAGACAACATGGGAGACTGTACAGGAAGTTGTGAATGCCGACTAAAAGGAAGTTTAATAAAGAAGCCTATGATCTGTACGATCAGACAGCTAAGGATAAACTGGTGACCCTTCTCTCTGAGAGGGGCCACACCATTATCTCCTCAGATGAAGACTACTTCGTAGACGTAGTATCACAGAAGGATGGGTATACATACTACAGTGAGGCTGAGGTGAAGACAGCATGGACTGATAGCTGGCCTACCACTTGGAAGGAGATCAGGATTCCAGAGAGAAAGAAAAGACTTCTAGCTAAATATCAAGAAGAGAAGGGTGTCTTAAACTTCTATGTCTTCAGTAAAGACCTGAAGCAAGTATGGAGAATCAAGGACACACAGTTAACTGAAGAGGGTTTGAGAGAAGCTAAAGGTAGATACATCCACGCAGGTGAGAAGTTCTTTCATATCCCTTATACAGAAGCGGAGTTAATTAATGTCTGACATAATAAATAACCCACCTCACTATGGAGATGGGTCTATTGAGTGTATAGAGTACATGAAAGACAACATGGACTTTATGATGTTCATGGGATACCTAGAGGGTAACACTAAGAAATACCTTCACCGATACAGATACAAAGGAAAACCTTTAGAGGACTTGAAGAAAGCACAATGGTACCTTAACAGATTAGTAGAAGAGATGGAGGCTAAATGATATGGAGACTATGTTTGTAGCACTGGCAGTTGCCTGTGGGTTAATAGAAGGTGACCCTTTACTTAACAAAGGGTGTGGCATTATGTTTCAAAGACGTTTAGTTTCTACTGAAGAGGAGTGCATAAAGGATGCTGCCTTAATGGTAGCTGTCATGCCACCCCCTGCTGGTGCTTACATAACAGATGTCCAATGTGTTCCTGTTAAGGTAAACCCTAGGAAAAATAAAACCTAAGTTCGTTTCTTCCCTGAAGCTGTCGTTGACCACTTCACTCTCTTGGGGCCAGTCTTTTTGCTGGCCTCTTTTTTTGTTATCTTACCAGCTACTGACTTAGGTCTACACGCAGGGTAAGGACGTTTGCTTCCCTTGGCACTCTTACGTCCACAAGGTTTACCTGTCTTAACATCTGTCCACTCTTCAGCGAACCATTTACCTAAGCCACCCTTAGCCATATTAATCTCTACAACTTCTTAGTTATTGACGTTGGAATATCTATCACAGTGTAGCCCTGCTTGTCCTTGTAGACCCTAGGCTTAGGTTTCTTTTTCTTGATGTACTTCTGTTCTACAGGAACATCACCAAGTTTCCTAGGTGCAAATCTAGTAGGTGTCTTTTGTTTCTTATACATCATTACTTCTTCTTCACTCTGTTGTCTTTACCTGACCATGTGCCACCCTTAGACTTATACCACTTGGAAGCCCAAGCGTTTGCATAAGCTGAGGGGTAGACCTTGAACTTCTTCTTAGCCTCTGCCTTGGCTCTAGACCATAGGCTAGGGTTGTTTGGCTTAGGACTACTTGCCATTTACTTTACCTCTTTTGACATCCAGATACCAAAGGCTCCTGTGGCTGCACCCATGCACACTGACACCAGTGAAGTCTGCTGTGTTGTGGGGTCAGGCAAAAGCATGAACCACTCCACAACTCTCCAACTCATGACAGTGAATACGAGCATCATCAGACGAGGCAGTACCTTCCAATCATCTAATACAGTATGAGCCATTATATTTTACCTAAGTAAGCAAGAAGAACAATCAAAGCTAGACCACCTGTGAAGACAACAAGGAGAGCTATCAAACCCCAGAAGAGTATATTCTCCCAAAGCTTCTCTCTTCTCTTCTCTCGTTCTTCCTGTTCTTTCTTTCGTCTGACCCTGATCTCTTTACGTAGCTCTATCAACTCCTGCCAAGCTGAGAATCCTCTAGTGGCTATGACTATTTCTCTGAGTTGATTCTCTATATCATCAGCTTGCTTACGTTTAACGAAGGTGTCTAACGCTTCTTCATTAGCTGACGAGAAGAGACCGTTCTTCTTCTTGTCGTGGTCCTTCTTGGCACCATCTATAGCATCGAAGAGAGCACCCAAGTCTTTAGCAAGTGAGGTTATCTCTTTGCCAGCAGCTATCCCTGCCTTAACGCCAGCAAAAATTGTTAACGGGTCCATCTCATCCCCACACTATGAAGTCTACGTTCTCACCTACTCTTTGTGGTACCTTGTTCATGTTGTGAGGATGATAAGTATAGGCTTCTTCGTGCTTATACTTCTGAGCCTTAGCATCTACAGCAGCCTTAGATTCCTCTACTACCCTATTCTTAGGTGTAGTATCTTGGAAGACAACAGTCTCATGTGTATCGAATGGCATCCTAGGTAGAGGTAGATACGATAGTAGACCTGTGTTTACCATTTCTTACATGACCAATATCTAGCTGTGAACTTATCTGTGGCTGTGTCACAATTGTGTCTAGCTCTGAAGCTCTTGCGTCTGGCTGGTATGTTCTTCTTGATCTTCATATTGGCATCACCAAAGCGAATGATCTTCTCTTTGCCATCCTTACAAGCTTTGACAACAAACTTCTTACCACCTGAAACCTGACGCTTCGGGCTGTTGCACTTCATCTTTGATTTGTCTATCTTAGCCACGGTATCTTCCAAATGTTATAGTTTTAAGGAACCCTTTCCATATCTCTATGGGAGATGGTAGCATCCACCCTAGGACCAGCAAGAGTATAACCCACATAGGGATGTCTTGGTTCAAGACCTTGACACTATCTACTGAACCAGCCAGATTGAATGAACCTTTGGACTCGTCTACCTGTACGTTCTCAGCTTCGATGTCTCTGCTTTGGTCTATAGCTGACTGGTTATTCTCTTTGCCTACTTGAGTGTTTGCGTTAACAGTAGGTCCACCACCACCCCCAAGGAGAGACGTAGGATTGAGGCAAGCACTTAATAATAGTACGAGAGCTAAAGCCAGTAAGGTACGCATTACCTAGGCACCCCTGATCGTTTATCACCTAAAGGTAAAACAGAAGATACTTCGCTTCTATTTGATATGATACCTGAATAGTAAAGTTCTTTTAACACACGGTTATCCATACCGGCTGTATTTCTACCAGCATCTTTTCTTCTCATTTCTCTGGCGAAAGCTACAGGGTCTTCATTCTTAGCTGCTGTTAAAACGGCAGTCCAACCTCTTCCAGCTTTAGAACCACCGACATTGAAAGCTAATGATGTTAGGGCGTTCTTGTATTTATAATCAAGATCATCCCAAGAAGTACCAATATTTCCTAGCTTGGTATCCCACCCAGAGGAACGAGCAAGACTTAACTCTGCTTCCATGTCCTTATTCAATATTTCTATCTTTTGTTCTTCTGTCAAAGGTATAAACGTACCGTCTTCATTTTTAAATCTAATCCCGTGTATCATACCTGAAGAATCTTCAGAGGGTTTTATTTTATGCCCGAACCCAATATCCCTAGTCCTTTGTTCTATAGGTTTATCTTTTTCAGCAGCATCACCAGTAGCTACAGGAATATCTCCATGATCTGATTCTGCCTGTTCTCCTATGTTTAAATAAAAATTAGATGTTTTCTCCTGAATAGACCGTTCTATAGGGCTGAAGCTTTCGTCAACAATTCTAGGGGCTGGTTCTTGTGGAGCCATCTCTGCTGGTCCTTCAGGTCTCTCCTCTGCTGGCGTAAAGGATTGCTTGAATTGGAAGTCAGGGTCTTCTCTGGCTACATCTGTTGGCTGGTCAAGAGCCTCAGTCTGAACTGGTGGTTGAAGAAGTGCTGAGTTCTGCATAGGCTGTGTGCCTGAGGTTCCCATTACTTCAGCTAGAGTAGCTCTAATTAAATTTTTCAGGTCAATCTGAGAGGTATCTGCTTGTCTTTGTGGTGCTTGATCAGATATAAATGGAGCTTGAGGGGATGATGCAGGTAATGGTTGGCTTGACCAAGGGGGTGTAGGAATAATATCCCCACTCTGTTGAGCCGTTTGTGGTGCAGCCACCTTAGGTAACTCCTGTGTTCTATTAACTTTAGCCAAAGGAACAGGGCTAGACATAACACCTTGATCCGTAGTGGGCTGTTGCATAGCTTCACGGGGTTGAGTAACAAGACCCACACCTTGAGGTTTTAATGTCTTAGCTTTTTGTATGAAAGAGGCCATTATATTCTCACTTCTGTGCCAAAATACCAGTATCAGGGTCAATAAACCAACTGTCAGCAGGTAGTTGATCGAACTCAACCTGTTGTTCTTCATCTGTTTGACCTGAGAAAGTATAAGGATTATCTTCTGTATAGTCTGCACCAGCCGTAGGTACCTCAACAGGAGCACCTAGTCTACGTAGGAGTTCATCGTATTTGGTGATAGTTGATATACGCCTGTCAGCTTCTCTAATTGCTTCATTTATATTCTCAAAGTCTAGCTTAGAGCCTTTTCTAATAACCGTATTCCTTATTTCCATAGGAATCTTGCGGCCTAAATCTCTATACATCTCCATGAGATCATTGTTATAGTAAGTATTAGCCAAGTCTTTTACTTTGAAAAGGACTTTCTCACCTGTTGGATAAGCAGTAGCAATAGCTTCCTCATCTAGTATGACCTGACCTTGATCATTTACAGTCAGGAATCTATTTGCAGAGCTTTTTAATGAACCATAAACTGCTGTAGCTTGCGCTGTTTTTTGGAATCGTAACGCATTTGCTATACGTTCTTTAGTTACCAAGTACGCATCATTATCGTACTGCTTGAGCTTCCTTAGTTTATTAAAGGTATCCTCTGAGAATATCTTAGCTATAGTTGCATCATCCATAATATTAGGTGACGTTACCATATTGACAGAGATAATCTCTAAGCCTCTGACAAAGTTTTCTCTAGCAAAATCTTCAGCCATTGTGTCAGGTGTAAATAGAGATACCTGATTGAGATAAGCGAAATCAATAGCATCTAAACGATCCTTAGGTGATCTCTTCTTTGCGAATGCAATAGATTCCTGAGTGTGAAGAACTTCTGTTGGCGTGAGTGTAGCTTCTTCTACGTTCTGGCTGACCTGTTCAGCTAACTCAGGGAAGACAGGAAGAGGAGTGAACTCTACGCTTTCAGGTGAGATAGTTCTGGTTAACTCAATAACCTTAGGTAGATTGCTGTTAATCCAAGTCTCAGACACCTTATCCAAGTTACTCAAGATAGAGAACGCAGCAAGAGGATCATCCATAGTCTTAGCTTGCATAGCTATAGCCTCTGTCAGAGGAGTAACGATACCAGCTTTAACTTTCTTCAGTCTCTCCTCATCGTATGTCTCAAGTCTGACCAAGAGTTGATCTAAGGTATCAATCTGGCTCTTTACATTTTGCCAGTCGTCGTCTTGAATTAGAGGCGGTTTAACGAATTGACTTTTGACTACATCAAACTTAGCTCTCAATTGCATAATGCTATCAGGACTAACGTTTCCACCTGCTAGTTCTACGTCCAGACCCATCAAAGCTAAATTTCTTACATTGTCTAGAGCCATTGTAGCTTGAGGCAGATAAGAGGAGTAGAACTCAGACCTATTTACGTTCTTAGAATTAGTCAGGTACAGAGCTGCTGCCTCGTTCTTTTGCACTTGACCGATAGCTTCTATAAGAACATCCCGTTCTGTGTAAGGTTTGCCTGTAGCATTTAAAGTTTGCTCTGCAAGAATGAGGTAAGCTGGGTTCTCTGCTATTTTCTTGCTGGCTAAATTCAAAGCTTCTTGCTGAGGTTTTACATTGAGGTAACCAACATCAATACCTGTCTGCATCTTGATAAGTTTAGATGCGTTAGCATCAATTTCAAAACCTTGGGCTGAGTACTCAGATATAAGAGAGTTAACAGAAGACCTGAGGGTAAGACCTTCCTGTCCTTTTAATTCTTGTAGGCGTTTAGCAAAGCTTCCGTACATCTCACGGTCAATAGAGGCTTGTGTCTTCTGTTTACCAGAGGACACCATGCTATCCATGACACTGAAGAGACCTCTGCCTATACCCTCTATCGCTTGGGCAGATGCACCTAGCTCAGTTGCACTAGGCATTGTGACACCTTGTGCGTATTGAGCACCAGCATCACCTAAATCCATTGCATATCCAGCCATAGTTTTTCCTTAATACATTTGTTGCTGAAGAAGACCAGCAGAGTAGCCTAGGTTCAGTTTGTGGGCATTTCTCATTACATCAGGTATTTGACCTGCGTTCACAAGACTATTCTGAAGAGATATTTTTAGCTCATTAGACAAGGGCATAGCCCACAGTTCATCATTGATTTCTTCCCAAAGTTTAGAGCCTCTTAGGAAGTCCTCTTGGTCACCTTCTGTCAGTAAAGACATAGCTCTATCAGCCTTGGACTTTAATCTGGTTCTTATCTCACGGTACTTTTCGTTCTTCTTGAAGACCATCTCTTGATAATCGTAGTAGTTCTGCACAGGGGCAGGGGTAGCACCCATAAGTACAGCAGCAGCATCTCTAGTTGTCAAACCACCAACTACTAACCTACGTGTACGGCTACGATAGTTACCAGTTTCTATAAGTTCCCTGATCTTTACGATCTTGTCAACAGTAGACAAGTTACGAACCACTTGTGTCAAGTCCTCTCGTACCATTTCAGTACGTCCACCAAACATTGACCTGATAGCATTGACACCAGCAGAGGAGAAGTCTTCTGCAATCTCACCTGATGGACCGAATAGAGTGGTGATCAGGCTTTCATCGAAGAGCTTACGATAGGTATCTGTGACCTGACCTAGAGGTGCGGCCCTTTGTGCATACGCTGTTTCAGTACCTAGACCCCAACCTAGAAGCTGATCAAATAATCCGTACTTGATCATGTTGTGCATCTCTACAGCCTGAGGATCATCTGAGGAATAGCCTAATTTCTCTGTGACATACCCTGCTGTACGGCCTATACCAAGCCCTGTCAAACCCCACATTGGCCCCATAACTAGAGCCATACGTGCTCTCTCCCCAGCAGTAAAGTTACGTCCTACAACTATGTTCTCCATAGCTCTGAGAGAGAAGGTTAACCACTGAGTAGGTACTCTCATCGGGCCTGACTG